GCCGTTACCGGACTTTTGTCTAGTGTTCGGCCTGAGCCGATGGGCCCTCAAACCCGAAATGCACGAACGCGTCACTATTTGTGACGCGGCCGTTCTCCCACATCCAATGCAAGCCTCCTTTTGGAGCTCGTGAATGTGGAACAAGGCCGTAGAGCCTTGGCACCCGGGTCAAAGGAACGACGTCGTCAGTGGGACGGAAATAGAGAGATCTCTTCCGTTCTACGTCTGTCATCGTTCGTCCGTACGTTCCCCAATTGGGTAAGCCAAACATATTTGACCTATCCAACGAAGGCGGCGCCCTATCACTAAGGCGTCGGAAATCCTTTCGGAGGCGCTGGTGGAACTTATTCACAACTACATCAATTGATGGAGTTTTGAGGAAAGTATCACCGTGCACCTCGTTAAGGTACAACGTATATGACGATGCTCCCATAGAAACCTTATCAGCCATTTCACCAATGCTGTTTAAAGGCTTGTCGCCGTGGCCCAATGGGTCCGTGACGATAACAGGGAGAGATGTGGGGTTCGGGTCGGTTCGCCGGTCCTTATCCCGCTTCAACTCTTGGTTTAGCCAACCTTTGGCTAAGTTCCGCGTTAACGCGGATCCTGAAGGAGGCAACGGACAAAGTCCGGTGCCAGTAGCCCAGTCCGCTATTGTAACGGACGAAAGCGTATTCAGCCAGAGCTGGTGAGTCGGTACGTGGGACGCCGTTCTGTGAGATTGCCTCCAGATCCGCGTTGACCCCCTACATCCATGGGGGACAATGGGGTGTAAAACCCCACCCAGCATTACCGGCTCCCGAACAGGTAACCCGAGATGGTAGGCCGCCATCGTCGCTTGCCAATATGGCAGACGTGGCCAGAGCTTGCGAGGTACGCGGAAATTACGCGTACGAGCAGACTCTTGAATGGCAGAAGGCTGGTTGTACCAGTCAATATTGCCTTTCGAGCCTCCCGGGGGAGCTGTCAGTAGAGACGAGGGTAGGTGCGGTATTGGCCGACCATTCAGGAAGGGAATCTCGCAAAAGTTCCCAAACTCCGGATGGTAAAACACCTTATTAGGTTTGTTACGGGCGGGATCTCCCACCGATAACTTAGCACCTAACTCCTCCAGGACAAGATCGTGAATACGACGTCTGCGAGACGCCGTAAAGTCAATTGACTCGAGCACCTGGAAAGGACCCTTGTGTACTTCTTCGCGGAAGGTAGCCAATAGGCTCTGCTCCGCGTCCGTGACATCCAGCCTTTGGTTTATGGCCGGTTGAACACGATTCGTCTTCCCGTGCGGCACCAAAAGGTCGTCGCCACAGGACACCCCATCGGGTGTACCCGCCATGTCCATAGCTGCGAAGCTTATAATGGCCATGACTGGGAAAGATGAATGATCCCCCATCATCTCGCCGACGCGAGTTATTGGGGATGGTGCACGGTTTATACTGGTCAAGTAATTTGACCAGGCATCAACGTAAGTTGCACAGAAATGTTGAGGAATAAACCGGCTAGGGGGTGACCCCTTGTTAACAAACCCGGTTTCCCAAAGGAACTGCAATTCTGCTGGCGCGCTCTGTTTCGAAGGCGCTGGCAGTCCCTCGTCGAATAATTTCCGAGGGCCGAGCAGTTTATGTAGGTACTTCTGATATTCACCCAATTTTGGGTGACGAAGTAAAACCTCTTCATACCACGCAATGGACAGCCAAAAATCATGGAAGTTGGTAGCGCCGGTTAAATCCTGCGAATACCAAGGGCCACCGTGCCGACTAAGGTCGATGTCACGGAACCCCCCCACTGAGATTGATGCTCGTGGGTCCTCCATTAGGTGGATATTAGCTGCCCCTCTCAGAAGCTGATGTACTAGCGATGCAGCTGCCAAAGTTTTGGTAGGAGTTCGGACCTTCAGTCCGCGCTCTTCTGCTGCTAGGATCTCGACAGGAATATGTTCCAAATTGTCGAGAACCCAAAACACTGCTTCTTTGAGTAAGGCCTGGTGCACTGGGCCCCATGTTTCTGCTGATCGAGCAACATGCTCGAGTTCGGGTTCACCTGTTCGGTAACCCCGACCGGTCATAAATTTGGCCGCCACGGAACTTGGGTCCCTGAGTACCGCAAGGCAATAGCCTAGCGCAACCAGGTCTTTGACTGCGGTCGCATGACCGCCGTCACTCCTTTTATAACCGAAGGAGCCAGAGATGGAAGGTGCTGTGTGGTA